CATGGACCGGTCGAAATCATAGCCAGTGAACGTGTCACGGTAGAACCGTTCCCGCTCATTAGTGTTGTAAAGGTCTTCCCGGTAGGTGCGTTTCATCCACTCGGAAGCGTTAATAAGAAACCCCGCGGTGCCGCAGGCCGGGTCGATGATCCGCTCGCCTAGCTTTGGTGCCATGAGCTCGACCAGCAGGTCGATGATGTGCTGGGGTGTGCGGAACTGGCCGTTCGTACCAGAGGTTGCCAGCTTGGACAGCATGTATTCGTACAGGTCACCGGTAATGTCCCGGTTTTTGATGTCTAGGTCGTTAATCAGCTCCATGGTTTTCCGCAGGGTTGATGGGCTGCTGATCCCGAACGAAGCATCCTGGAACAAGGCTGCTAGGGTGCCGGTGCCCATGGTTTTTAGGAATGGGAACACGCGGGTTGCCATGGTGTTGTGCAGTTCGGTGGGATCGCCGATCTGCATGAGGTTCTTCCAGCGCAGGTCTTCTTGCTCTGTGGTGAAGATGATTTCCTCGTCATGGATGGGCACGCCGAGGAGTTTCTTCTGATCCAACTCGTTTTGGCGCTCGTCTAGTTGGCGGATGAATAGGAGGTAAGTGAATTGCTCGATCACATCCATCGGATTAGAAATCCCACCCGACCAGAATGTGTCCCATACTCTGTCTACCTGGTTTTTCAACGAACCGGTAATCACATCCGCACCATCCTCATAACAGTATTTACAGCGATAAACACTAATTCTCCCACATTTTGGCGAGACTGGTATACGTTAGGCTTCAATAGTCATCAGGCATGGTGAAGATATCATCGTTTAACTGTGGCAGTACGGCCATCGGTGCGTAATGCGACCTCATGAGCTGCAGCGTCGGCATTGCGTGTTCTCACAATGCTGACCACATCATGGACTTCATGGATTGGTGAAGTGACTGATGTTCATGTGCTGAGTGCTGCGATCGTGGTGTAAAGAACATCAAGAGCATTCAGAGCAGAATCGGCAGGACCAATGGGGGCCTAGGAATCCTTATGTTGGGAAACATGGATCCGTTCTTGCTCCTCCTTCGGTTTTCGGGAGGGTTAGACGGGGTAAGCGAGCGCCAGTGGTTGGTGTTTGGTTGGTTTGGGTTGGCCTAGTTTAGCGATTCGCTCCCGGATCTCTGGTGGCGGTGGCCGATGCTGCGGTTTCTCTTGCACTGGGAGTATTGGTGGCGGGCCGTCATGACTACAGCGGATAAGTAGGCATTTGCCGGACTCGTCCCGGGTTTCTGCAAGACCCCTCTCATCACAGTATGTACATGCAGTAATCTTGTTTCGCTGTTCTTGTTTTACTACTAAGGCTTGTTGGGTAAACCATAACCTTACCTGACCACACGCCCAACAAGGCGGCACCTTCCCTCTAGGCAAGCCCGCATGTTTACGACACCTTGGGTCATCCATAGTCGACCAATCCGCCGGAGACTGGCCACAAACAGCAGGTAGGGGGCCAGGCTTCGGCGGGTTCGTGGTTACTGGAGGCTTCAGTTTTAGTTGGGCTGTAGGTGCGGTTGCTGGAGTAGGCGCAGCTGCTGAGTCAGGTGCAGGAGACGTGAAGGTTGACACAGGTTCCGCTGCCAATACGGGTAACGTGTCGACCTCTGGGGCATGGGTTGCTGAATTGCAGTGTGCTGGCGTGTTATCAGAAACATCCGGTGTGTCAGGTCCACCTGGGTTCTGCGACTTATCGGGTGGTAGTTCTGTCCAGCCTGTGTTTTTCTCTCGGTGTTTGATGACTCGATCATGGCCGCGTTTCCGCCGTTTTTCTACTTCTTCCCGGGTGGCGGCGTTATTCCAATCGGTGAAATCATGAAACCAATACCCTAATTGGCCATCACACTCGCCTCTTTCCCACAAACCAGCTGCCACCAGCCTATCGGCATCACGTTTCCTGCCCCGCAGTAACCGAAGGCATTGGTGGGGTACAAAACCATCCGTTAACTGGAACCCCACCCACGATAAGGCTCTCACCCATAAAGCAAGAGCGCCATCACTACAGTTCAAGACTTTCGGGTGAGCCCAAAAATGATCATCAAGACGAGTAAACACACAAACTCCAAAAGATCGAGGGTTGTTAATTACCATTTGTACCAGCATCACGCAGCTTGTCAACCATATACCCCTAAAAGTTGTTTTTAATGCGTTGATATCCAACATTATCGCAATTTCAAAATGATAATCTTTCATTGCTAGCCCAGTTAGCTACTGACTACCTCTTCCCCTCCTATAGGTTCTAGGTATTGGTTCTAGGTTCTAGGACCAATCATGTAACACCGTTACATTCCAAGATTCACCTGCTTTGAAATGCACTTTTATGTTATTTTCAGGTCTGCCGGTTACACAATGGATTAGACAAGAGAACGCTTAGTGGAACAATGAGCGACCAGAAAAAGGCATAATGAATCCATGGATATGAAGGAGTGGATTGCAAGTCTTCCTGGTTCGCCACGCCCTACTCCCGCTGCGAAAGCCGCTGGAATCGACCCCAGCACTATCAGCCGTCAACTCAAACGCGGCAGGCTCTCAGCAGAAAACGTGATTATCCTCTGCCGGTGTTTCGGAAAATCCCCCCTTGATGGTTTAGCCGAAACTGGATACATCCTTCACACCGATATCGAGGGTGTGAGCGTTGATGAAGCTCTAGAAATAGCGACCAATAAACAAATCAGGGATGAGGTTATTCGGCGCATCAAAGTCGACTAGAGCATAATTTTCTTCATGGATGCGCGAAAATGGTTCACACAACTTCCTGGTTCTCCATCAATTACGTGGGCTTCAGATGCTTCTGGGATTTCCCAGACAACGATTAGCCTGCAGCTGAAGCATAACCAGCTCTCAGCAGGGAATGTCATAAAATTGTGCCAGGCTTTCGGTAAATCTCCGATCGATGGCCTCGTCGAAACCGGATATATAGTTCCCTCGGACTTCGATGGAGCTGGAGTAATCGCAGCGCTGCAACAGGCTACTAATCAGCAAATCATTACTGAAGCAGGACGTCGTATGGAGCCTGACTAAAACTATCTAAGTCAAAAATTTCAGCGTTGTCTATTTTTCGCAGAGTTCTTGACTAACTACGTCCATCGACTTCCTTATCTCGTCGCCTACCATTGTCCATGAATCATAAATAATCTCTCCCGGATCGTGGATCTTTGTCGACCAGATCTTGGTTCCCCGATTTGATATTGCAAGTACCCTCCGCGGTTTAACCTGCCTCATGGTTATCATCTCGTTTATGCCCCTGGTCATCATTCATCACTCTCTCCCTGAAGAACATTCAATGATCAACAATCACTCATAATACTCAGGCATCTATGTATGCTGTCGCATATGGACCCCTACATTGGCATCGTAGTCTTTGAGCTGGAAGCAAGCCCAATGGCAGCACAGCCAAGTTTTTTCCGCGAAGATTTTTATATCGTCTATGCAGATACCCAGGAAGAAGCATATGCGCGCGTAGAGCGCATAGCGAAAGACCAGGAGATTCCTAAAGATCCTGATTCAGATGAATCACAAGCAGTGACTGTGCGGTACATTGTCGACGTAACGCGAACTTTATACGACAACATTCACGAAGACTGTGACCTATATTACCGACATTTTGCGTCGCTTTCCGACTACAAGCGGTTTGAAATGAAACTCGGTGGTCTCGATCCGCTAACCGGAACTAGGCATCCCGAACCATAAGGCTTATTCAGCTGCTAACATACATATTGTTACGCTTCCCTACAACAAGCACAACGACAAGAGTCCCATCAAGACCCAGTCTTGATGGGACTCTATTCAGGGAATAGCGAGAAAGCTTGGGATTACAGGTCTACGTCGACGAATCGGTCAATGTAGTTCCAGTCTTCGGTAAATACGGGAATGTTATGGTCGACACACCATTGGCCCTCGTCATTCCGAAGGGCACAGGCACCCCGCTTCTGGGGCGTGGGCGCATCCTCCCAGCTAATACCCTTGGTTTCTAGCATTTCCTGGATTTGTTGGCCGTGTTTTCCGTGAAGCTCACGCGGGGAGAAATGGGCTTGCCCCAGGCTAGCAATACTGTTTTTAATCGCATCCTTTTGGCGCCACCAGAAACAGTTGGCTACTTCTTCACGGGGGATATTGAAGGCTCGGCTGTCGAAGAGGGCAAGGTTGTCGATACAGCGTCGTAAAGCATTGCAGTATTTCTGATCTGTCTCGGTCTCTAGCTGAGCTAATGCGTGCTTTTTGAAAGACTCGTTAAACACTGCTGTCGCCATTGAGGCGGTAATGCTCACGATTTTAGAAATGTTGTTATCGAACCATGCCGCGGTTTCAAAGGTGGCGTAGTCGACGAGAAGTAGGGAAATCTCGTCAGACTGCCGGTAAGCCAGCATACAGTTCTGGCTGTTTTGGGCAAGGTATAACATGGTGTCATCCATGGCGCTGTTAAAAACCGGGTCAAAAGGCTTTTTCAGGCCGCGGGTAAAGGTGTGGAAAGCCTTGCCGTCAAGGCGAACAATAACCGGCATTCGGCATGTGAGGTACGTGCGGGTTACATATTCATATTTCTTCATCCTGGTATCTAAATTCATAGGAAATATATACTATATAATTTTCAAAATGTCAAGTGGGTCACAGAAGTAAGATGTCTGAGTTTTAGAAAAAGGCTGGGA